TCGTGTGTTATTACAAGCAGAAAACGGCATACGAGATTGACTCTTGTAACGTGGGCTCGGGGATGTATATAAGAGAGAGGGCACAGTAAAGATCGTGAGTGAAACCCCAATGGTAGAGAGTGAGCGTTCCACCAATCGGGTAATAAGTTTGCTGTAGCAGCAGTTCACCATGATACTTTGTTGCCCACTTGTCCCCCGTTACTTGTATATATCTGTTCGGGGTTTCCCAGCACTCCCAACCCAGATACGTGTTGAGGAAGTCAGGATTTCGGCGGGTGTCAAGCCGTATTCGGCGGGGGCTCCCCAGCTGGGCTTTCGCCAGCTCAGAATGATTTTCGGCGTAGCCGATAATACCGCCTTGATCTGGGCAATATGGGATATCAAGCTCGACGATATTACCCCTATCCCATTGGTCGCGGGTTTCACGAAGGACTCGGGTATCACGGGCGTATTTGCTCTTTCCAAACAGGCCACCAGCGCTATACAAGATGGTCGTGGGTGTGTTATCGGAAGTCCAGGACATGCCCTGATCCAAGTCTATTAACACCTTCGGGGACAGTACCCACGGGGCGCCGCCCTCTGGCGTGTCTAGCTGGTGAACTGTTGGCGCTAACCTTTTCCAGTCGGGGCACCAAGCGGGGAAGGCTCCTGGTCGCCAAACCAATGATTCAGCTAGTTGTTTCACACTGATTTGATTCTCGGGTGGTTCAGCCAAATAACTTGTATTTACATCCAGGGCAATAAATGTGCCTAATTCGCGTTGGACACGCCCTAAACGAGTATTAAAATCACGAAGGTTTTTAGCATCATAAAATAGACCGTTGAGCCTGTTTGACCAGGTAGGGGATTCAGTGGCGGTAAAATCAACGATATAATCACCGATTTTCGTGTCCTTCGGGGTGACTTTAAAATCGTCGATAATGCCCTGAAATATCACTAAATCGCCACTCGCGGGTTTAGCCGTAATAATGAGTTCTGAATTGACCCATTTTTGCATTACCCGCGTTAAAGTAACGTGCTCCATGAGCATTTGGAATTGACACGTCCGATTGGCTGGGGCGCGATAAAGGTTCGTGCGCCCCCAGGTGATGGTGAGACCGTCAACGACGGCACGTAAGTTCAGGTTCCATTGGCTGTTCGGCGGGAAGATTGAAATTTGTAGCATGTTTGCCATAACACCCATGGTTAGCGCCTCATTCGTTCGTCGTAGTAGTCGAGGATTTCGCGGAGTTTCCGGCCGGTCTCTAGGGCGTCGATGGGACCGTTGATAGTGATCTCGAAATTATTAATCACCTGGGGCGTTGGCAAGGGCCGGTTTAGTAGGTTGTGGAAGGCGGCGCCAATACCGCCGCCGCCGGCACCATGGAACGTCCCATCGTCGCCGCCACCGAAGACACCGCCGCCACCGCCGCCTACACCGCCAAAACTACCGCCGCCACCAAAGATACCGCCTACATCACCCGCGGAATCCAGAAAATCAGTGATCCACTGGAATGCCGTCTTGATGACGTCAATGATCTTAAAGAACAGGTCCTTGAGCCAGCCTAGTTTATTACCAATGGCAATCACCGCATCCACCAGCCCCTTGGTCAGCGCAACCGCTAGTTTCCCGACAATCCCAACAACAGCGCTGGTAGCCGGTGCAATAGCCTCCATTAGTTCAACAATCGGCGGCAGAAGCTCAGTAATCAAATCGGCTAGCGGCGGCAACAGCGGCGTGAGTGCCTGCACTAGCTGCACAAAGATATCAGCCACCTGAATGATAATCGGGATAATCAGCTCAATAATCCGTACCAGTGCCGGGAACAACGCCTCAGCAACTTGCATCAGGGGCGGAATAATCGGCAATAATGCCTCGATCAGGGACTTTATCAGATTAGCTAAATCAGGAAGCAGCGGGGCCACTACCTGAAGAATCTCAGCCAACGCGGGGAACAAGAACTTAGCGACCTCGGCGATCACCGGAATCAACATGGCCACAACATCAGCCAGAATACGGATCGTATCGACAATCACCGGAATCAACGGGATCACCGCCTCAATGGCCATGCGGAGAACATCACCAATCAGGGCACCGATATCACCCAGAATCGGGGCAATGGCTTCCATGATCTGCGCGAAAGCGGGGAACAGGACGCTAGCTAGCTCAGCAATCGACGGAAGTAGTTCACTAGCGACGCCGGCTAGCGTCTGAATCAACTCGATGATGACCGGCATAATCGGCGTCAAGGCGTCAATAGCTATGCGGAACACCTCACCCAGCAGGTTGGAAATATCCCCAACCAGCGGGGCAACAGCACTAATCGCCTCGGCCAACGCTGTGCCAAGGAACGCCACCAGCTCAGCAATCGACGGCAACAGTGGCGCCAACGCCACCACTAGGTCAGCAATCGCTTGCGCTATCGGCCCAAACATCGGTGCCAGCGCGTTCAGCGCCTCAACAAGCGCCTCACCAGCCACCTGGGCAATAGTGGAAAGCGGCTCAACTAGCTGGGCGATAATTTCCCCCAGGGCGGACAGGATACCACCAAAGCTAGGGCCTAAGGCAATGCCTAGCTCAACAATCAAATCTAACAAAGGGCCTATCAAATCAGACAGGCCACCCAGGGCCTCGATCATGCCTTGAATCAGGGCGGTGGTGGCGCCGCTGGAAGCATATTCTTGGAACTTTTCACCCAGCGTTTCGAGGACGCCGCCAAAAGCAGCGCCAAAATCCCCGGCTATGCCATCTAGGCCGGTGCCAATGGATAAAACACCCTCTAGCAAGGTATTTAATCCGGGACCCATGGCGTCTGTGAACTCACCCGCGGACGCGATGAGCTTCTCAAGTTCACTTTGATTGCTGACAATCGTATCGACAACCCCCCCCATGAGGTTACCAACGCTAGCACCCAGGCCAGCCATGGGCTCCTCAAGGTTGGTGATAAGGCCGCCTAGATTCTCGAAGGGCTCCTCAAGCGCCGCGGCGAACTCACCTGACACTGACTCCTTCAGAGAATCGAACGGCTCCTTGAGTCCTTCGGCGGCTTCCTTGATACCATCGAAGCCCAACACCACGGCGCCTAGAGCGGGGCCGGCCACCGCTGCTAGCGCGGTGGCACCAGCGGCAACCTGACCAATGGCGCCACCAGCGATAGACACCAGGGAGGTAATACCGGTGGTCAACCCGCCTATCTTCGTGGCCATGCCGGCAGCCTGGGCAGTCGAAGCGTTGATATCCGCCGCCATCTTCTGTGCGGCGCGCGCCGCCTCAGTGAATCCCTTGGTGTTGGCATCACTGACGATGTTGACCGACAGGATTGCTGACTTCTTTTTCCCCGCCACCGGGTTTCTCCCTTATCTCTTTTTCGCTGCTTCCGCCTGCTCAGCCATGACCTCTAGCATGGTATCTATCCATGCGGGGTCCTCCGCCAGCAGTACACTAGGCGGAATCCCTGTGTTCACGGACAGTAAAGCTATGACGCGGCAGGCGTCGCCTCTGTAGGGTTTAGGCCAGTCTCACCACCGGACTGACTCAGCGCCTCGACGCTCTCTAAAAATTCCTCGAAACTGTATTCGGTTTGGCCGGTGCGCTGTAGGGCTTTCCAGGCCAAGAAAGCGGCGAACGTCAGTGGGCTATCGGTTGCCGTGCCCCAATCGCGGAGGCGCGCGGTGCGCTCAAACGCCACCTGGTCGGACAGAATAGGCGTCACGGCAACCTCTTCACCGTTGGTATAGCGGACATTAATTGTTAGTTTCATCGTTTCTTTCCTTCGATCTTTCCTAAAATACGGTCAATATGCTGCTCATAGACCTTCAGCCACAACTCTTCATTAGCAGCGGCGGCGGTAGCAATCCATGGGTTCGGCGCGATGTGGCGCTTTGGCCAACCCCAGTGAATCGGGTTTGCGTAGGGAATGAGTTTCCGGCCGGCCCTGACCATGCCAGCTTTTTGTGTGGCACCCGCCCTGATACTCGCGGCTAGCCGGCCGGACACTTTCGGCGCCAGACCGGCCGCTATCGGCACGATGGTTTGGGCGGCGGCTAGATTGGCATTGCGGAGGTCTTTTGTGTCACCACCTGCTTGCCGGATAGTGCGGCGAAGATTCTTCAGACCCTCTACCTCGGCGGAAACATCCACATGGCCGGACAATTTTACGGTTCCTCAGGTGTGAAAACAGGCTCCCCAACCAGCGGAAACGTTAGGTCCTTGCTCATCTCCTTGTTCACCTCACCACCAACGCCAAGGGGGCGCACTTTCACGGTGCCGGTAAATTTTGCTGATTTCTCGCCCTCTACCGGGCGGAACTCAAACTCGACTTCCTTACCTCGGTTAGCAAAGCACCAGTCAAAAATCCCATTTTTCTTGAGATTAATAAAACAGGTAAGCTCCATGGTCCACGTGATGGTGTCCTTACCGGGCGCATAATCACCCGAAAGCACGTGTTTGCCGTCCTCGGTGTTTACAGCGGGGTTCAGCTCGGCCTTGGTGACCAGGGCGGAAAATTCATTCTGAGCACCCGCTTTACCGAAAACCAGTTTTCCGGGGCCGGTGGAGATACGACTGTCTAATGTGTTGACGTTTGCCATTATTTATGCTCCTTTCAGTTCGTAGGTGACTTCAACCGCTGGTAGGGGGGTTTGCCCGATAGCGGGGAGGGTGATTGTGGTGATCTCGATATCCGTTGGGTATCGGGTTTCCAAAAGGTTTAGTAGGTCATCGAGCATGCTCATGAGGTATTCCACCGCTAGCGTGGTGCCCAGGTCAGCGGCAACAAGGTAAACGCTTGCCTTGGTGGTAACCTCACCGCGGGCCATCGACTCGATTTCCAGCTCCTTGAGAGCAACCCATGCACCGGGAATACTAACGCGATTGGGATTAGCCGTCGCGGAAATGCCAATGTTATTGACCTCCTTGGCTAGCTTCCCTAGATGCATCGGGATAATGTCTGGGTTCATCATCCCACCGCCGGGGCAGTCCAGCCGCCAAGGCCAAGCAGCATGGCAGCTTGGGGGTCGTGTCGTTGCACGTAGGCGGTGCCTTCTTCGGTTAGGGCTGCTACGCCACCGGGTGTGGCACGCCGCCGCCACAGGTGGGCTGCAAGCATGACGGCACCGGTGTGGATTCGGTCGGACCAGGTGTCTGGGTTACCATGCCAATCCGTCACAGTGGCGTTAACCGCCGCTGTGATTCCCTCAAGCGCTTGCTGTTCGGCGGCGTCACCTACCGCCTCGACACCAAGCCAAGCCAGCACCTCTGAACTTTCTACTTTAGGCATTATTGAAATGTACCTTGACCAGGCCTTCACCGCGGTTGAGCATGTGAGCGGTGTAGCCAAACAGCCCTACGTCTCGGCCGCCATGGGCGATATGCTCAGCCTCGGCACGTAGTGGGGAGCCGGGGAGCTCGAAGAATGTTGTGGCGTCCTTACAACCGACAATTGCGGTGCCGGATTCGACGAACTCTGAGGTAGTCCATGTTGCCGGTTCGGATACCGGAGTCAGACTCATGTAGTGCGGAACATCCAGCTGAGAGTATTTGAGGACTTTTTCGAGGTCACGGGGGTTGACAATGGCGTAGGCGGCGGGGACATGCACCGCTTCATCAACGCGGATAGCGCCAATCGTGATAGCGCGGATAATGTCTTGGGCGACTTCGGGAATGTCGGTCGCGTGGTCTACCAGGAATTTTCCAGCGTCACGGTCGGTCTCAAAAGCGTAGGATTCGTTCATGGCTTGCCAGTAGGCCAGCAGCGCTTCGGACTCGTTAAAATCAAAAATCTGACGGTCAAGATCGTTACCACCGGCCCAGGGCTGGGCATCCATTGACACTTCTTCCCATTGGGCTTTTTGCGTGGGAATTTCGGTTTTATTGCCGGACCACTTGGCAACACCAGGCTTGAGCAGCTTTCCGCTATCGGTGTCCTTCTTCCAGCGGAAACCGATAGCCTTTCGGCCAGTTAGGGCTTTAGTGGCGATTAGTGGGATAATGCGGCGCTGGTAGACAACACCGGACCACAATTCACCCAGCCACGCTTTAGGCTGGGTCACAATTGAATCTGAGCCCTTGATATCGGCAAGGGCTGCTTGAATCTCATCATCGGGGATTTCACCGGTGTGGATTCCCAGGATTGTCTCGGCGGCGTGGGCGGCGGTGATAACTTCCCGCTTGGTGGCGTCCTTACCGCCTGGGATACCAGCCGGAATTTTATTCCGGGGGGCGGCGGTGGCGCCACTGAGGTTCTCGGTGACTTTCGCGGCGATAGCAGCGATATCTTCAGCACTTAGGGTCATTTCTTTGGTTTCTTTCTCTTCGGGGGCGCCGGACTCGGCATATACCTTTGCTTTCTCGAAAGCAGGGAACGGGACAAGCGCAACAGCTTTGAGCAGGGCAGACTCGATAGTGCCACCGGTGCGACGGACACCTACCGCCTCGATGCTGAAAGAGTCAATAATATGCTCAGCGGCATTCGTGAGGGCTTCGGTGGCGGCGGCGCTACTGCCTAGTTGAAAGCGCATGACTAGGCCTTCGGGCATATTTTCGGCACTGATAGCATGGCCAATGGCTTTGGGCTGGTGGCCGGGGCGGGAATGCTCAGATAGCAGTTTTACCCGCTCGATGTTGGAAGGGATATCGAGGCTACCGCGGGGGAACGTGTAGCTTCCGGTGGCAGTTGCCCCGGTATCGCCCCAGGGGAGTACTAGACCTTCCATGATTCGCTCGGATTCATTGCACGAAACCGTGGCGGGGGCGGCGTCGCCATTGATAGTTTCCACATCACTTGGCATTTTCTTCTCCTCCTCCTATTTCTTCTTGGCGTTTCCTAGCCCCAGCGTTCAGCGTGCTAGTGAGCCATTTATCAACTTCGGGAATTGTGATTATCCGCTGCAAAACCGCCACGATCCCCAGAGTGGAAGCCACTAGCGGCACAGTCTCTACACCTGCTACTTTGGCGATTTCTGGTAGCACCGGCAGCAGCGCGATGGTGGCTATGGCAACACTACGGATTACCGAACGCCACGGGTAACGGATTTGAGTTGGCGGGCGCTCAGGCATGCGGCAACTCCATGGCACGTTTGCGCAGCTCAAGGCGAAGGCGCATTATGAAAATGATTTGGTGCGTCAGCATGGTGCTGATCCCCAGGCCAAAGCCGGTTGCTACGTCAAGAAGACTCATGGTTATTTGGTCTTCCTGGTGTCGCGGCAACCGTCAATCCCTTGTGCGGCACCTAGTGCGGCGACCGTATCCACTAGGGTTCGGCCACCGGTTTGTGGCCACCCAGGGAAACCACTACCAGGGCCGGTCAATTGATCTCGGATAACCCGTAACATTTCGTTGTTCTCGCGGAGTAGTTGCCGGTCGGCCTCGGTGAAGTTCGTCATTTTCCCTGCTTGTGTCGTGTTTCCTGCTTGCATGCTGAAATAAAAATCTTCAGCCAAACTCATATACTGGTCACGGTAGGCACCGGCCAACTGGTGTGGGCAACTGGTGCTGTAGAAATGCGAGTGGGGGAACACATTATTGAACCAGGCGGGTTTCCCCAGGTCGTAGGCGTGACACAAGGCGGCAACCAGGTGGGCACCCGCGGTGATCGTTTCCTGACTGATAGGCCAATCTTCGGCGGCGCCGCCAACGTTGGCATGCTCAATACCAATCGAATATGCGTTGGCGGCGGAGTCGCCGGCATGCCAAGCCGTGTCCCAATCGTTGACTAGCTGTCCGATTGTTCCGTCTGTCTCCACCTGATAATGAGCACTGGCCTCCCGGTCTTGCCAAATCCGGTAGCAATCGGCGGTGCTGAGATTGACGCCTGCGTTATGGTGCACAACCAGATACTTGATGGGACCAGGCCGGCCGGGCGTATAGTGTTTGTTCATCAGACAGTACAGGTCTGGTTCTAGCGTTTGAAAATCCATAGTCTTTAGTCAATTAGCTGGGTTAGTTCGTTGGTAGCGGGGACACCACGGGGCCTATAGGCGTCGTCAGGCGGCGCGATACTGTTAGGATCAAGGCGGGTCAGGTGATCGAGGTCAAACTCAACACTTTGACCAGGGGAAACAACATCATCCATGCCTAGGCGGGCGGCTATCGGCGCCATGTATGAAGCCAAGCAGTAGTCGACTAACTCAACATTTCGCGCATCCATATTGGAATAACGGATACTGGAATCAGCCAGGGAAGCATCTAACAGGATAGCCGGTATGCCACAGACTCGGGCAATGTCGATAGCAGCAGCATTCCGGCCTTCCACTAAAAGGTGGGATTCGTAACTGCCGTGGTCAATCGCCTGAATAGAACTGTTCGTGAAACCAACGGGGCCGTTTTTGCGTTGCCGGCCGCGGTTCCAAGCGTCGATCAGCTTATCAATCTTCGCGGGGTCAGTAAGCGGCTCACCACTGATCTGGTGCAGCTCGGTGTGAGCAACCGGGTGCGCCGCCGCTTTCGCCGCGGCGTCGGCGACCTGTACGGCATGCCTGATAGCAGCAGGATAGCGCAGGATTCCCTGGTCAGAGCCGGGGATAAGAATAACGTCCTCAGGCGCTACCTCTTCGCCCTCAAAAAACACCTCGCCGCTAGGGGTGAAACCCCACCGCTCGTAGAGCACGTGATCGGCGGCGATAACGGCACCGGCTGGATTTCGCTTCACTGCCCACAGTGACCACCCGTAGAATAACAGATCGTCGACTGTCCACAGCATGCGGTGATAGGGGGAAATGGGGCCGCTGGTGCCGGATACCCACGCTGGTTGTTCGGGCAAGGGGCCGTCATCATCGTGCACTACTAGGGGGCATCTGGCTATGCTGCTCACGATGATGCGGCGGGCGCGCGCTAAAGCGGCAACATTCATGGCAACATCGCGGGTTATTGACTCTGGTAGCAGGTCAGGTGTGCCAACCGTGATGAGGTGATTTGGGTCAGCCCAGGCACTCGCATAGGGCACTTCGAGGCTACCCGCCGCCAGAGCGGGTAGGGATAGTGCCTGTCTTACTTTCTCGAAGAACCCCATGCCCTAATCATGCGGCAAAGGGGTGACAAAACCCCTATTCGTGGTGGTTGCGGTAGATATTTCGGGCGGCGCTTTTGGCGGCATAGGGGTCATCATGGCCAGTTTTTAGGTGGCGCGCCAAAGCGTACCAGGCGGCGTTTCGGTCATCATGCAGTTCTCGCCATTCACATTTATCGCATGTGATTAGGATAGTGTGGTCGGTGGCGTCGATTGCCGGTGATTTACGTTTTTCGTTTCGCATAGGTTATCCAATAAATGGTTCGGGGGCGGTGGTTTCGGGGATTTGGTAGCCGGCAAGGGCGGCTAGGCCGGCCTCTAGGCGGGCAGTGCCAGCGGCGCTGTTACGCCTGCTGAACATTCGCCCTTTCTCACCGACATTGCGGAGTTCAGCCACATCTAGCTCGTATTCGACGCCAGCACAGCGGCGGACTCGGATAGGCATGGTATCGGCTTCCTGATCCAACGCCTGTAGAAAATCCTCGGTGGCGGCTATCATCTCATCGGTGGATAGCGGTTTCCAATGCTCAGGAAGGGCAATGGCTAGCTGGTCAGCTAGGCGTTTCGTAGGGCCGTATGCATCGCCGCATACCTCGGTGGCGATACCGCGGCGCACCAACTCTTTTGCGGTGTCGATCACCCATTGCCGGCCGGGGCGGGCGTCGATGACCTCAATGCCTACGCCTCGGCCTTGGTTGATGGTGCCTACCGCGGCTAGGGCGGTAGTGGCGCCATCCCAGGAAACGCCGACACCTAGGGTGACCGGCCCATCGTCTAGCGGCACTGTGGTGGTGATACCGCGGTAGGCGTCTAGATCAATGGCCTTCTGCCTGGTGTTCTTTGAGCGGACGTTGCCGTATGCCCTGAGCCATTCGTTAAAGTCCATGTCCTCATTCTCTAAAGGCTCAAGGACTTTTTCGCGGGTGCATAGGCCAGCGGCTACACCGGGGTGCGCCGCTAAAACGTCCTCGATGGTGAAGGAAATGACCTCTTGCGGATCAGCGGAGGCGCCTACTCCATAGTCGATTACCGCCACACGGGGCGACGGTTCGGCAATCGCCTTCGCCAGACGGCTATGCCAGTAGTCGGAATCGGCGTCACCCGCGGCACTGATTTGCACAATCTGGCTGTTATTCCTGGTCAGCTGGGTAGCGCGCACCGCCTGCATCAAATCCTTACCCTGTTTCTGGGTGAAAGCCCACTGTTCGTCGGCCACAATTTTATCGCCTTGGCCACCATGCAAATATTGACTGGTCGGCGGCATAGGGCGAATTTGGGACCCTGTGGCCACAACGACTGTTCGGGTGGCCCCAGCGGCAAGCTTGGTATCTACGATCCCCAGGGGCTCTAAATACTTCTTGCTGGGCTCTACCAGCTCAGCTAGAAAACGCTCTCTAGCCGCCATACCTGTCTGGGCAGTAAACCATAGCTTTTGATAGGGGCGGGTCATGGCCACGTACATGAGCCAGTCCATGATGCATGTGGTTTTGCCGGTCTGCCTGGGGAAGCTCACCAGAATGGTGGTGAAGACGGGCGTGCCGTCAGGCCACTTGGCCACCAGACGTTCGAGAATCTCAATCTGGTAGAACGTTGGTTGCCGGCCTAGCAGGGCGGCGACTTTTTTCACTGCTCGAAGGTCAACCACCGCCCCTTCGGGGATAGGGGTTAGGTAGCGTGGGGCAACCCGGCCGGGGAGCCAATTACGCATCGTCGCCGGACTCTAGGGCGGCTAGGTCCTCGAAAAGTTGTTTGGCCAAGTCTTCGCTTTCTAGCTTCCGGCTCTCGGGCGTCATGTGCGCCGCAGTGAGTGCCTCGGTCATGGCCGGAATGAGCTTTGCTGGCCCATACGGTCGGTCTTGCTTCTCTAGGGTATCGAGTGCCCAGGCGCCGGCTCGAAGCACCGTAGCGATCCCCTCATCTATAGGGTGAATCACTTGATTCTCACGGGCGGCGTCAAGGGCGGCGTCCATGGCCACGGAGTGCCGGCCACGCAAAACGCAATCGGGCTGTTTGATAGCTTCAGCCTCGAAAAGGGCCTCCTGGCCTTCGCGGGGCCGCATGGGATCGGGGCGCGGCATGGGGTTTGACCTCCTGGTTTAGTTGATGTACTGACCCCGGGGGTTGGGGGCCAAAGAGAGAAAAAGAGTGCTGGCGCGGGGCCTAGGGGTCGGCCGGTTCTAAAAACCACCGCCGGCTTGGCGGCGCGTCACCGTCCCGACTTATAAGCGGGTGCAATCGGAACCACTCTTCGAGCGGCATGTCTTGGCGCGATGAGTTGCACGCCTGGTGAGCCGGCCGGAGGTTGTCTAGGTCGTCACTGCCACCGGCCGCCCTCGGGATCAAGTGGTCGGCAGTGGTGGCACCATAGGCGCCGCACAAGTGACACCTGGTGCCGAACTCCGCCAGACATGCGGCGGTGCGTTCGGTAGCGTATCGTCCGGCCCATGCCGGCCTACCTTCAGCAGGCATAGCCGTAGTCGTTCTGCGTACCATATAGGCGCTCACGCACGTAGGCGTGGGCGGCGGCGAAAGTGGAGAAGGACACCAACCTTATGCAGATTCCCCTTCTCCATGAGACCTCCCACAGACCGTCCTTGACCTTCTTCACCTTATATCTCACTTTATCCATAGCGTTTTCCGATTCCACCAGCTAGTAGCTCACGTGGTCCGGTGGTTTCCATTTCCTCATATAGTCGTTCATGAATGTAGTCGTGAGCAGCACGGAAGGAAGCAAACCGGTCGTACCTGATAGGCCAGCCATTCCAGCGAGTGACTACCATCCAGTCCTCCGGTAGGTGGCGTTTGAATACCTTGAACCGTCTCTTACTCATAGTATCACCCTATTCTTTAGGGATAGTTATTCCCATTTCGACGAACTTCTCACCTGTAAGGTTTATTCCGAATCGAGTATAGTCATGCTTCATCATCTCGGTATATAGTTTCTCTATGAACACATCGCACGCTTTTTCGTCGTACTCGCATAATCCACTAAGGCTATTAATAAACACTTCGATTGTGTCCCCCATAGCATCGTGGCTATCCGCATTGAAAATGCTATTGAACAAGGCGGACACGACAATTTGCGGCGTTGGCTCTACCTGATGTTGGCGCCCTATAGGCTTTTTCTTTTTCCTGTTTTTCCTTCTCATTTCCTTTTCCTTCTGTCACTGACCATTGTTGCGTAGCGCCCCCGTCGGTGCCGGTTGCGGCGTTTCCGCCGCCATTTTGAGCTTCTAGCCATATGCTATCTCGCGTAGGCGTTTTCGGGCGGCGTTTGCCTTGGCACCACCAGCGATGGGGATATCTACACCGGCCATGACTACACCGGCCATTCGGGGAGTGGCTGTGAGTGCGTAGACGGCACAATCCCGAATAAGGGGGCAGTCGGCGCATAGAGCGTGTGCTCTAACAGCGCGAGGCTTTTTTGCCAGTGGGTGATCCCGCCAAGCTTCGGATTGGTCCAAATCCCATAGGTGAGGCGCCGCAATGCATTTCGCTTTTGACCAACAAACTTTTTTAGGCATTTCGCCCCCGGGGTAGTACAGGTGATACGAGTGGTACAGGTGAGTGGTTGAGGTGGGTGCATAAGTGATAGGTGGTAAGTGATAGGGGTTGGTGGTTCCAGTAGGCCAGGATAGATAGAAGGGAAAGGCTAGGTAGTGGGTGGCTAGGGCAGTAGGCCTAGGAAGCCCCCCCAAGGGGGCTACCGGCTAGGTGGCCTCCCCATTGGCGAAAAATCCCATTTTGACCGCTTCCGGTTGCCACCCCACGCCTAGTAGCCGCTGCACCTCCATGTGCAGCGGCTTCCATAAGTCGCACCACGGGTCAACAGGCCACGTTGACTGTGGCCCCCCGGGGCCGGACATACCGAGGGATTTATAGCGAGAAGCACATTATTCCGGCTAGCTGTTGTTTTGTTTTTCTGTCGTGTCCTGTACAGCTACGAAAAAGCAGGACGGAGGTATAGTGAATAAGGACATTTAGATGTTATTTAGTTGTAGGCGTTCCGCAGCAGTTTACGGGGCCTGATACCCCCGCCGCCGGCTAGAAGCGGTGGGGGCACCTAAACCCAACAAACAATTAGAACAGCATCCCTGTCTTTTTTTCCCTTGCAGCCTGTCGGCAATCCCGACAAACCCGTTTGCCGGCCTGGTTCGGCGGCGGCGCCGGCCTAGCGAACACCCGGCCGCAAACATCACAGTAGATACCGCTATCAGCGCGCGCCGGCCTAAATTCCCAGGCGCCCGTGTTAGTTCTCGTCATCGGCATTTTCTTCCCCTAGCGGCATGCGTTCCTGCTCCAGACGCAGAGCCTCAGCCTGAGCGTCTTTGAGGTGGTCATTTAGGAAAAACCACCCTTTTTTTGAGGCTTTCCGCTCCATCATTTCCCGTAGCTCGTTGTCTAGGTAGTCGATCCCGTGCCCTTCGAGGGCTGTTTTCCGAACAGCAAAAGCCAGTTCGTAGTACAGGGTTTCGACTTGCTCGTTCGGGTAGTTTTCTACCTCGGCGGCGGATTCTATCGCGTCCAAGCAAGCCTCGAAGTAAGGCACCGGGGGCATCTTGGAAAACGCCTCGTCCCACGCTTCCTTGGCCATGGTGGCCAGTTCTTCATCTGTGTACTCGTCCATATTTCCTCCTCAAAAATGCCTAAAGACCTTGAGCCCCGTAGGGCTCAAGGTCAGCCAATGATTCTTTGTCCATGCCGGGTTGCAGCGCGCCGATATTGAATGGGATATCAGAAGCTACATCAATCGGTTCATCCATGCGAATGGTCAGGCGCAGATACGAAGAACCAGACGGGTTGTTTTCAACGATGATTCCATTAGCGCAGATCATGAGCGGTGTACAAACCATGACACCATCAATTACTAGCCCGTGCTTTTTGGATAGCCGCCATCGTGATTCACTCATGGCTAGAATAATACGCAAGTTTCCCCCATTAATCAAGCACTCGCCCCTATTAATCAATTTTTTCTAAAAATAATTGCCAATATCCTATCTAGAAGAGTAGTATTCTACATATGCTAAAGAAGACGGAAAACGAATGGATTATCCCAAAATTCCAGCTACGCCACCGGGTTAGACTCGCTCGTGAAGTGGCGGAAATGCAGCAAATAGAGCTAGCGACAATCACCGGCCTAAGTCGGGCGTCGATAGCGAACATCGAGGTAGGCAGGACAAAACCAAGGAAGGCATCCCTAAATCTTATCGCATTTGCTACTGGCGTTGACCCTGACTGGCTAGAAACTGGTGAGGCACCGCCTGGGTACGATTCAACGCAGATAGCATAATTACTATTTTTTATAAATGGGGGAGTGATCTAGGCCACAACCCAGACGATTTGTCCCCCATAGTAGGCGCCTGACTGCATGATCGTGGGCACCGGACAGGTGACTGTACCATCGGTGCCTAGCCTTGCCCGTGCCCCTACAGCATCGTTCAGGTCGTTAGCGCCGGCTAGAGCGGCATAGATGGTTTTTGTTGGCCGGTCACTAGCGGCAAGGGTGCCGGCTAGAAGCCGCGTGGCGGCAACAGCGTCACTGGTAGTACGAAACTCAAGGCTCAAAATCCGAAGTTTCCCTATTCGTTGGATCAAGCCGGAGGCGTTGCGGAAGGACGTGTTAAGCGCGACGGTTTCGGTGCTTGTAGTCAGTGCCTCTGACAGCTTTGCTGCATTATTGCGTTGAACAGCGGGAAATTGACTGATTGCATCGCTTCCGTCAGCATTGAGGTGCTGAATATTGCGTGGGTCGGTTATGGCCATGAAATATCCTATCCTTTCCAAGTGCCGTTAGTGGTGGCCCACTTAGTGGTAGTGGTGGCCCACGTGGTCGGTTTCGGCG